CTACGTTATTCAGACATACTGGACCAAAACCGGTACTGATGAGAACGGCAACACTGGCGTGTTCAGTGGCGCTACACCTCTGGACCCCAACCCAGACCAGACTGATTTCATTCCTTACGATCAACTAACACAAGAAATTGTGCTCGGTTGGATTCAACCTGTCGTTGTTGGCGGTTACGAAACCCACGTCAATGACGCTATCGCGGCCCAAATTGCGGCTAAGATTGACCCCGTAACGGAGCCCGCATTACCTTGGGCCCCGCCTACACCCCCAACCCCACCAACTCCCTAAAAGGAAACTTGAATGAACGATAAGATCAATATTGGAGAAGTTACCGTTGCAGAGTTCAACGTCATCATGAAACAGCTGGCCCAAGGCCAACTGGGTGAGTGCCTTGACTTGTTTATGAAGTTAAGCAAGCTCGGCCAAGATTTTCAGATGGCTCAGCAAAACGGCATCCGTCCCGGCCCTCCAGCTGCAGCTGACTTAAATTAAGGCTAAGAATGGCGCATCTCCCCCTTTGGTATTTAGGCCAACTAGACAGCGATACTTGCAACCAAGTGATTGCCGAGCTGTCTGGCATCGAAGTGCGCGACGCAACGATGGGGGTAGATGGCACTGAGAAAGACACCAGCACACGCAACACTAACGTGCGTTTTGGTGACTCAAACTATTGGTTGGGGGAACACTTTGAAAGGTTTGCCCTAGAAGCCAATAAACACTGTGGGTGGAATTACCACATCACGAGCCGAGAGAATGTGCAGTTTGCTGAGTATGGACCCGAGCAACACTATGCTTGGCACACTGACACATTCACCCTTTCCGGTAAACCCGACGACCGCAAGTTGACCGTGGTTTGCCTACTGAACGATGAGTTTGAAGGCGGCGAGTTCCAAGTGCGTTTGTATAGCGACTACACCGCACCGCTGCAAAAAGGGACGATCATTGCGTTCCCATCCATTCTTGAGCATAGGGTTATCCCTGTAACTTCTGGCATTCGCTACTCAGCCACTGTTTGGTTTAACGGACCAAGGTTCCGATAGGAGCTTGCCGTGTTTGGCATAGCAAGTTTTGCCCAGACTTCGTACTCTTCCTTAGCTGGGACAGCGTTTACACTGTCCATTACCGAGAGTTTTTTTGCCGCAGATGCTAGCTCACAGGTCTTTGCGTTTTTGCAGAGCATCTCAGAAGACAGCGTTATTGATGACATTGACTCTACAGCGGGCGATTACTTTGCGCTTGTTTACGAAAACTCAGGCGTTGCCGACTCCAGCACCCAGCAGTATTCCTTTCCGTTTAGCATATTTGAGGACTCTGCTCTTGCCGACAGCGCCAGCATTCAAGCTGGGTTTGCCTCGTCTATCTCTGAGAACTCGAACCTTGCCGACACTCAAGAGGTTTACTCTGAATTCCTGTTCTCCATTCTGGAGCCAATTGACAACGTCGACGACTTCTCAACTCAAGCGTCTAACTTCGGCCAGACAATCACCGAGAACTCTGACCTTGCCGACCAAGAGTCAATAACCGCCCAGTTTGCCCAGAGCGTCACCGAGAACTCCGATCTTGCCGACCAAGAGTCCATCACAGCGCAGTTTGCCCAGAGCGTGACCGAGAACTCTGATCTTGCCGACGACATCAGTATCCTTGCGCAATTTGTGGTGAGTATCAGCGAGGACGCTGTGTTTGTTGACTTGTCGAGCCAGCAGTCTGAGTTTTACCAGTCCATTACTGAAAACGTCACGATGGATGACGTGAGGGTCATTACCGCCCAGTTTGTAACCGCCTTGACCGAAGCGCTGCGGTCCGACGACTTCTCGGCCCAGACCTTTAATTTCAATGAGAGCATCATTGAGAACCTGAACTCTGCCGAATCCGCGACGATTATCTCGCTGTTCTTCTTGACCATTATTGAAAACCTGAACTCGGCGGACAGCAATACGGCAAGCCAAGGTTTCTATTTCAACATGACCGAGAACGTGTGGGTAAATGACCTCCCACAGATTCGCGCAGACTTTAGAACAAGTATTGCCGAAAACGTTGTAATGGCGCAAAATACGGTCGTTGTTGGATGGTTCAAAATCGTTAACAATATGGATGCGTATTGGGCGTCGATTACCGATACACAAGCAGCCAATTGGAATGCGATCAGTACGTCTCAGAGTGCTTCATGGACAGGTGTTCAAACTACACAATCCTCTGGGTGGACTTTAATAGAAACACCTCAAAATCCGTCATGGGACGACATAAACAACAGTTAGATATTCCAAAGGAATGAATCATGCCAAGCACCTTTTCCAATCTGAAGTTTGAGCTAATTACGACGGGCGAGCAGTCGGGCACATGGGGCACAACGACCAACAGTAATATTGGCACTGCAATTGAGCAAGCCATCGTTGGTATGGCGACTCTGACCTCTGCTAATTTCACATCTAACGTAGCTACTCTCACACTGTCCAACACGACCTCTGCTCAGAACGCTCGTGCTTTGTGCTTGGTAGTTTCGGCAAGCTCTTTGGCTGCCGCCGGTACGATCAACGTTCCAGCTATTCAAAAGCCGTATCTCATCATTAACAATGACTCGTTTGCAGTTACTGTCAAAGTTTCTGGATTGACAGGCGTGCTGGTCCCTGCTGGCAAGCGTACTGTGGTGTACAACAACGGCACAGATGTTGGCAATCAAATTGACTATCTGTCTACTCTTACTCTCGGCACTGCACTGCCTATTGCTTCTGGTGGTACAGGCACAACATCTACAACCTTTGTAAACCTTGCTACCAACGTTACCGGCAACCTACCTGTAACTAATCTGGGTGGCGGCACTGGCGCTTCATCTGCTACATACTGGCGTGGTGACGGTACATGGTCTCCCGGCGGGCAAGGTGCTCCCGGACCTACTGGCCCAACTGGACCCACCGGACCTACTGGCGGTCTCGGCCCAACTGGAGCCCCCGGACCTACAGGCCCCACTGGACCTACCGGCCCCACAGGAACAGCTGCGACTATCTCCGTAGGTACAACCTCAACTGGACCTGCAGCGGTTACTAACGTTGGCACATCTTCCAACGCGATCTTCAACTTCACTGTGCCACAAGGTGCAACTGGACCTACCGGACCGACTGGCCCAACTGGGCCGACTGGCACTGGATCACCCGGTGCTGCGGCAACTATTGCCGTTGGTACAACTTCTACTGGCCCTGCTGCTGTTACAAACGTAGGCACTTCATCGGCTGCGGTGTTTAACTTTGTAGTGCCACAAGGCACAACCGGACCCACAGGCCCAACTGGACCGACTGGACCCACAGGCCCCGCCTCGACAACCCCCGGCCCAACCGGACCCACAGGTCCTTCTGGCCCCACAGGAAGCCCCGGACCGACTGGCTCTCCCGGCACAGCTGCAACTGTGTCCATCGGCACAACGTCTACCGGCCCAGCCGCAGTTACTAACAGTGGCTCATCTTCTGCCGCTGTATTTAACTTTACTGTGCCTCAAGGCCCCGCTGGTCCTACAGGTTCAGCAGGTGCAACTGGACCCACAGGTCCCACAGGTCCCACAGGTGGTCCCGGCCCAACTGGACCCACAGGCCCAACTGGAAGCGCTGCAACAATCACAGTAGGTACAACTACAACTGGCCCAGCGGCTGTGACAAACGTAGGCTCTCCCTCGGCTGCCACGTTTAACTTTGTTGTGCCGCAAGGCGCAACAGGACCTACTGGCCCAACTGGACCCACAGGTAGCACAGGCCCCGCAGGGCCTACTGGCTCTACAGGAAGTCCCGGTGCTGCGGCAACTGTAGCTATTGGTACTACCTCAACAGGTCCAGCTGCGGTTACTAACAGCGGCTCACCTTCTGCGGCAGTATTTAACTTTACTGTCCCACAAGGCTCTACTGGCCCGACTGGACCTACGGGCGCGCCCGGCTCTGCTGGAAATACAGGACCCACTGGCCCCACTGGACCCACAGGCGGTCCCGGCCCAACTGGACCGACTGGCTCTCCCGGAACTCCCGGTGGTACTGGACCTACTGGACCTACTGGCCCCACCGGACCTACTGGCCCTGCCGGACCTATTGCGGGTTCTAACACACAGGTTATCTACAACAGTGGCGGCTCAGCAGCAGGCTCTGCTAATCTGACATTTGATGGTACAAACTTAACTTGCGGCGGCAACATCACTGCGTATTCTGATGAGACGTTGAAGACAAATTGGCAAGCATTCCCGTTTGACTTCATTGAGATGTTGGCGCAAGTGCAGAGTGGTATCTACGATCGTATTGATTCAGGTGTCACCCAAGTCGGTGTAGGCGCTGGCTCGCTTGAAAAGGTTATGCCTGATGCGGTTCAAACACATGAAAATGGGCTTAAATCTGTATCGTACGGCAACGCTGCTATGGCTGCTGTGATCGAGCTTGCGAAGCGTGTTGTGTCTTTGGAAAAGCAGTTGAAGGATAAGGAGTAAGTTATGGCAGGATATCTTCCAGCGTCTGGCAACTCTCTTTCAATGTCGCAGATTAATTCTGTCTTTGACAGTCGCGGCAATAACTTAAATGCATATCGTGGCACAACGTGGTACACAGCTGCTGGAGGCTCTGGCACGTTTTCGTCAGGCACAATTTCGTTTAACGACTTTTATTTAAAGGGTCCAAGCCCCGCTCGCACATTCTCTTTAACACAATTACTTGAAATTGAGGGTTTTGTCTTTCAGACGGGCACTGCTTATGCTGAATATCAGTTTAATGGTGATGGGACAATTGTTGGAGGTAATAGCCAATCAGGAAGCTTCTCAGTGGGTAACTGGACAACACCCACCACAGCTGGAATTGGTTCAAGCTATTGGGTAAGATGTACGCAAACTTCTAGTTCCGGACCTAGCACCCAATACGGTAACTCAAGAGGAGTTTGGCACCAAATCTCGGGTGCTCCAGTTTTTGGCGTTTCAAAAACAGCAAATGGTTTAAGTACCCGTGTATACACTTTTGAAATTGCTTCTGATAGTGGTGGTTCTAACATTGTTGCAACCGCAACTGGTGTCCAATACAGCATTGAAGTTATTTTCTAAAAATGAATGCGCTGGGTTGTCTTAATACTGTTGTTGTCACTGGCAGGGGCGGCCTCAAAATCGCCATGCATTGTTACGGATTTTTATGGGCTGAGCTGGATTAACGACCCAACGATGCGCCACATGGAGTTGTCTAGGTGGCTGACGACAAACGGGGACAATTGCAGTTCAGCGCAGTTGGTAGGAATTTGGAACAACCTTGCAATGTGGGCGGGGGCTGCGGATAGTGCGGAGTTGAGAGCCAAGGTGTTGTATTACTACGCAAGGGCAATGGAAAGGGAAAAGAAATGATTACCCTAAACAAATGGTATCCGTTAGTTCAACCCACTCACACTGCTAGAGAATTAGCGTTTGACAAGGCAGTGGAGAAAGTTCAGGAAGAATACAGATATGCAATGGAATGTCTTAAACAAGTTAAAAAGACTCAAGATTTGGAAGTGGAACTCTACAACAAGAGAGGCCAACAAAACGCCATTGAACTTGGATCCTTTGAAGACCGCAGACGATTCCAAATTTTTGTATGAGGGCAACATGGAAAACACAACAAGCACCAAAGAAAAACTGACGCTGTATGTGACCCTGATGGTCAGCACCACACTGTGCATTTCTGTGCTGTCAATGGTCTTTGCTTTTATGTTGGGTCTGTGGGCCAAGGAAGTGGACAACGCCGAAATCTTTAAGATGATTAGCCCAGCCTTCTCGACCCTGATTGGCGGCATGATTGGCTTCCTGTCAGGCATCAAACTAATGCAAAACGATGAGGAAAAGAAATGATTGGACTAGACGCACTTTTAAACGTGGGCGGTAAGCTCATTGACAAGCTGATCCCAGACCCAGAGGCCAAGGCCAAGGCGCAATTGGAACTTCAGAAGATGGCGCAAGACGGTGAGCTGGCTAAGATGGCCAACGAAACTGAACTGTACAAGACTGAGCAGAACAACCTGACCCAGCGCGTTCAGGCAGACATGGCAAGTGACTCTTGGCTGTCTAAGAACATCCGCCCCATGACGCTGATTTTCTTGTTGGTTGCCTATTCTGGCTTCGCAATTGCCTCAATCTTTGAGTACGAAACCCGTGGCGCTTACGTTGAATTGCTGGGACAATGGGGCATGCTCGTGATGTCGTTCTACTTCGGTGGACGCACAATGGAAAAGATTGCAGATAGGATTAAGAAATGAATCTGACCGAACACTTTACACTTGAAGAACTGACCCACACAGATCACCGCCTATTGGACAACACGCCAAATGAAGCCGAACTGGAAAACCTCAAACGACTTGCAGCCTTCCTCGAAGACGTCAAATCTGCATTGGGAGGAAGACCTGTTATGGTTAACTCGGCTTTTAGAAGCAAGCAAGTCAATGATGCTGTGGGCAGTAAAGATACTAGCCAGCATCGTATTGGTTGTGCTGTGGACATCCGAGTACCTCAACTGACTCCCGATCAGGTCGTCAAAACTATCATTGATTCGGGTTTACCTTATGACCAAGTTATTCGTGAATTTGATCGCTGGACCCACGTTAGTATCCCTAACACACCAGACGCCAAGCCAAGAAAACAAGCACTGATTATCGACAAGCAAGGCACACGGCTTTATGCTTGATGCGTCCCCTAATTGATGGGAAAATAAGCCATGCCATTACAGAAGATTCTTTTTAAGCCCGGTGTCAATCGGGAGAACACACGGTACACCACTGAAGGCGGCTGGTACGAGTGCGACAAGATTCGTTTTCGTCAGGGTAATCCCGAAGTTATTGGCGGTTGGGAGCAGATTTCTCCCTATACGTTTAATGGTGTGTGCCGATCACTTTGGAATTGGGTGACGCTGGGCTTTTTGAATCTTATTGGTGTTGGCACTAACACCAAGTTCTACATTGAAAAGGGCGGTGAGTACAACGATATTACCCCCATCCGATCAACTGTAACGCTTGGCGCAAACCCATTTACGGCTGACGGCACATTGACGGTTCTGGTTACTTCCGTAGCACATGGCGCTACAACAGGGTCGTTTGTTACTTTTAGCGGGGCTACTGGCACTTATGCTTCAACGTGGAATTCAGAATATCAAATTACAGTTGTCAGCCTTGACTCATACACGATCACAGTACCTTCTGCTATACCTGCTGGTAGTTACGGAGGGTCTGCAGTTGTTGCCGTTTACCAAATCAATGCTGGTCCTGCTTACGCTGTTCCTCTAACCGGCTGGGGTGCTGGCCCTTGGGGTTCTGGTACTTGGGGTACAGGCGGAACAAGCACAAGCGCTTTGCAGTTATGGAGCCAGATTAACTACGGCGAAGACCTTGTATTTGGGCCTCGTGGAGGCGGCATTTATTATTGGGATGCTACAGGCACGGTCACTACTCGCGGGGTTGCGCTTAACACCCTCGGCGGTCCAGTAACATTTACTAACAGCACATCTACGGGAGTGCCAACTGTAGTCACATCTACAGTGCTATTTACAGAAGGTGCGGCGCTTCAATTTGCAGCGAGTAGTTCATTACCCGGCAATATTGTTCTGGGTACTACGTACTATGTGTACCAAGTTGATGGCGCTACTTTTAATCTGCTAGATGCTAACGGCAACGAAGTCAGCACAACATCTACTGGCTCCGGTGTTTATGTGTCTGTGATTGTTGATGCACCGGTTGTTCAAAATACTTTGACTGTGTCCGATGCTTCGCGCTTTGTGATGGTGTTTGGTACAAACGATTACGGTTCTACTGCAATTGACCCAATGCTAATCCGTTGGTCAGGACAGAACGACCCATACAACTGGACGCCAGACGCCACCAATCAGGCGGGCTTTACACGTTTATCACACGGCTCACAAATCATTACCACTGTGCAGGCTCGCCAAGAGATTGTGGTGTTTACTGATTCCAGCGTATATTCACTGCAGTACCTTGGACCACCATACGTATGGGCTTCTCAGCTGCTTGGGGATAACATTTCCATCCTTAGCCCAAATGCGGCAATTATTGCGTCTGGTATTGTGTATTGGATGGGTGTTGACAAGTTCTACGCATACGATGGTCGTATACAAACGCTTAACTGCGATCTGCGTCGTTATATTTTTGGTGACCTAAACCAAGAACAATACCTGCAAGTTTTTGCTGGTACAAACGAAGGCTTCAATGAAATCTGGTGGTTCTACTGCTCCGGCACAAGCTTTACTGTAGACAAGTACGTTGTTTACAACTACCTTGAAAAAATTTGGTATTACGGGTCTTTAGGGCGCACGGCGTGGTTGGATTCTGGACTGCAGTCTTACCCAATTGCGGCCACTTACAACAGCAACCTAGTTAACCACGAAAAAGGCATCAACGACGCTACAACCGTTACAACTGCGCCTATTAATGCGTACATCGCGTCGTCTGAGTTTGACATTGGTGACGGCCACAATTTTGGTTTTGTTTGGCGCATCTTGCCGGACTTGACTTTCCAGAACTCTGTTAGTTCTCCTTCCGGTGCGCCAGCTACTGTGACTATGGAGTTATATGGGTTGACTAACTCAGGCTCAGGCGTAACGAGTGATGCAAGTCAGCCTGTTGCAAAGAGCAGTACCTACAACATTACAGAAGAATTCACTGGGCAGATTTACACACGCTTCCGTGGTCGCCAAATGATCTTCAAGATTAGCTCAAACCAGATTGGCACGGCTTGGCAGCTGGGTGCTCCCCGTATTGACATTAGACCGGACGGTAGACGTTAATGGCTGAACTAAATGTAACCCCACCAAGCTTGCCGTTGGCCCCCGACGAATATGAGCGCAGGTATCAAGATCAGCTAAACAATATCTTGCGTCTGTTTTTTAACCAACTGTCTAACCCCGGCGACATGGGCGGAACTACGTTAAATTTAAATTTAGCTACGCTGCCTACTGATGCGGATTTACCCAACTTACGTTTAGGCGATGTTTACAGAGACACACAAGATGGTGTACAAGCAACAAGCCAAATGCTTCGCATAAAGACGTCAACATGATATTATTGACCAACCCCCATTTTGAGAGGCAACTATGAGCCTACAACTAGCCGCCCAACATTTGGCATCGCAGGGTCGCGGCCCTGATAGCATGCTTATCCATATGTCCCCTAAAGAGGTTGAAAGCCTCCAAGCAATTGCACGGGCGCATGGCGGTTCTCTAAGTGTTAACCCTGAGACAGGTCTTGTTGAGGCTGGGTTTTTGAAGAACCTTCTGCCTATGATTGCAGGTATGGGTATTACTGCTCTCACAGGTGGCGCAGCAGCCCCTTGGATGATCGGTCTTGGGGTAGGTGGTATCCAAGCTGCCCGTACTGGTAGCTTAGAAAAAGGTTTGATGGCAGGTCTTGGCGCATATGGCGGCGCAGGATTAATGGGCGCTGGACAAGCAGCTGCCGGTGCGGTGGATCATATGGGTGCGCAGTCTGCTGCTGCGGCTGGAGATGTCACAGCAGGTATTAAAAATCTACCTATTACTGATCAAATTAAAGGCGCATATGCCGGACTCGGTACAGAAGCTGGGCGTAGCGCTGCGCTTCAAAATTTAGGTGGTGGATTTAACGCTGCTAAAACAACCGCTATGGCAATGTCCCCCGTTTTGATGGATAGCGGAGAAGGATCAGGTGATGCTCCAAAAGACGATGAGCGTTACAACTTCCAATTTAATCCCGGTCGAGTTGCTGACCCTAATGCGGGTTATATGGGAGCTGCTACTGGAGAGCGTAGATACTTTACGCCTTCTTACACTAGACTGCCTAATACTAGAGGTTTAGCTGAAGGCGGTGCTATTCCTTACGACTCTAGCAGCGTAGCGCGTTTTGATGAAGGCGGTTTCACAGATGACCAAAACATGGCGGGCTTACAAGGCGCTGCCAAAATGCATGGTATCCAGCCATTTACCAATCAAAATGCATTTGCCCCAGCCCAAACAAACTATACGCCATTTGGTCAGCCAGCCCCGCAAGCTATGCCTACTGGCAACATCCAGCCTGTAACAGATAACCCCTATTACAAAATGAGCGGGGCATCTGCAGATGCATATAAGTATTTGATGGGGTTGGGTCCAACATCCTCTAGTGCTTCACCAACAGTTGCCACAACTCCTAAATACCAAACTACACCTTCAGTTGGTGGTGTAGAAGGCGGTGGTCCCGGCCCGATTGATGTGCCTGCTGGCCCTACGTTGCCGTATAAACCCAGAGAATTTGAGTTACCACCGGACGAATACTTACCTAGCCCGGATGAAGACTTCCCGTCTACATACCCTGAAATTGATCGTGTTACGGAAGACGAGGAAGCTGAGCGTGAGATTGAAAACGTAACTCAGGACGATGAGTTAGTAAGAGAGATTGAGCAAGATAGGTCTGAGCAGGAGCTTGAAGACGAGCTTGAGGCTGTTCGTGACTACACCGACGTTATTGATCAAGAAGAAGCTGAGCGTGAGATTGAAAACGTAACTCAGGACGATGAGTTAATAAGAGAGATTGAGCAGGATAGGTCTGAGCAGGAGCTTGAAGACGAACTCGGATCTGTTCGTGACTATACCGACGTCATTGATCAAGAAGAACTTGAGCGTGAGATTGCTGCTGTCACAGAGGAAGAAGAACGTCAGACAGAACTCGAACGTGAAATTGAAGAGCAAGAGCTTGAAAGAGAACTCCGACGTGAACGTGATCTTGTAGAGCAAGAGCAAGCCGAGCGCGAAATTGAAAGCGTAACTGAACAAGAAGAAGCTGAACGCGCATCGCAACGGGAAGCTGAAGAGCGGGAGTTGGAAGAGCAGATTACTCGTGAAGAAGAACCCTATGAGCCAGTAATCATCCCCAAAGAGGCTGAGCCGTATACACCTGAGCCTGAGCTAGGCGTACCCAGCCCAGATGAGGACTTCCCATCTACTTACGTTGAGCCTGTTCGTGAGCCTGAGCCTGTTCGTGAGCCTGAGCCTGTTCGTGAGCCTGAGCCACCGTTAACTCGTTCATTAACTCCTACTGAGCCAGAACCTGAGCCTATTGGCCCCCCTATAGCGCCAGAAGAGTTGCCGGAAGAATTTGACCAATATTTGCAGCCAGTACAGCCTGAGCCTGTTCGTGAGCCTGAGCCTGAGCCTGAGCCATACGTGCCAGAGCCTGAGCCTTATGTTGAGCCTGCGCCATATACTGAAGACCCGTTTGCTGAAGAGCCTACGCCTTATGTTCCTGAGCCTGAGCCATACGTGCCCGAGCCTGAGCCTGCGCCTTATGTTCCTGAGCCTACGCCTGAGCCATACGTGCCCGAGGCTGAGCCATACGTGCCAGAGCCTGAGCCTTATGTTCCTGAGCCTGAGCTTCCACCTGAGTATTACGAAGATATACCTGAATATGCTGAGCCACATGACGCCTTGATTGAAGAGATCCTTGGTGGTGGCGGTGGCGGTAGCATGGATAGCCTGCTGGATGCATACAGTGGAGATACCTTTGGCGGCTTTGACGACTTTGACAGCTACGGCTATATGAGTGGAAATGCCAACGGTGGTTTGATGGCTGCGC